ATGCGCAAGTCGTCCGTCGCCGCTCTCGTCCTGTGCGCCGCCCTGCCGGCCAGCCTGCAGCCGGCGGCGGCGGAGGGGCGGAGCTTCAACGGCACCTGGGCGGTCCAGCTCGTCACCGAATCGGGCCTGTGCGACAGCCGCTACACCGTCTCGCTGGCGATCAACGACGGCGACGTGCGGGTGGCCTCGGCGGGGGATGGCGGGGCGACGGTGAGCGGGCGCATCGGGCAGGACGGCAATGTCGGCCTCACGGTGCGCCATGGCTCGGCGAGCGGTGCCGCCGCGGGCCGGCTCCAGGCCAATTCCGGCTCCGGCACCTGGAGCGTGTCGTCGCTCTGCTCGGGCCGCTGGACCGCCCAGCGCCGCTCGACCCGGGTCGCCCAAGCCGACTGATCCAAGCCCGGCTGATCCAAGTCCCCCTGATCCCGGTCAGGATCGCTGCAAGACGCAGCGATCTCCTCCCTCAATGGCCCGTCTTCGCGCGGGCACAGAACCGGCTCCAGTGCTGCGCGTGCACGGTGCTGATGATGCCCGAGGCCCAGACGAGACGCCGGTCGGGCATCAGCGGGGCGTTGTGGCTCTCGAGGTGGTAGGCGCCCCGCTGCGAGCCGCGCAGGATCTTCTTCAGGAAGCGGTGCCCCTCCGCCGTCGTGACCGCGGCGTAGAGATCGACCAGGCGGTCCGGGCTCTCCCCGGCCTCGGCGCAGAGCACCACGTCGTCGGGCTCGTATTTCGGATACATCGATAGGCCGGCGACCCGGAACGCGATGGTGCCGGGCGGCACCCCGAACGGCACCGTGATGCGGAAGAGGTCGCCGTCCGGGCCGGGCTGCTCGTCCCCGGTCTCGATCAAGCCGCCGGCGCTGATCAATCCCTTCACCCCCACCACGACACCCCCGACCGGACCGCCCTCCGCGGGCGGCTCGGGCGCGTCGTCGTCGCCGAACAGCAACCCCTTGGCGGTGACCTCGACGCCGTCGCGGCGGAAGCGCGCGGCGTAGCGCTCGGCATCGTCCTGGCCGATGGTCCGGGTGCCGGCCTCGTGCGCCCGGTAGGTGCTCTCCGGCCAGGCATTCTGCAAAGCGGCGTCCCGCGCCGAGCGGTAGCCCGCGGCGAGGCGCGCCTGTCGCAGCCGCTCGCCCTGCGCGGCCCGAACCTGGTTCTCTCCCGATTGAATCACCTCAGCGAACATCCTCGACACTTGAGGTATTGAGCAAAATCATTACATCATGTAGCTACTTTGGCTGCAAGGCCAGGGGCGAGCATCGCTGTTCGCGCGTGCCCATTCTGCATCCTACCTCAAGGGCAGCCTTGCGCCGTGTCCCTCGTTGCGGGAGTCGCCGATGATCCACCGTTTCCTTGACGCCCGGTGCCGCCCGCCCGACGGGGGAGACCTCCGGTGGCGCAACGCCGGAGCGGGACCGGGCGATCCGGGACGCGGACTCCCGGCGCAGCCGGGCGGCGAATCGCCGCAACGGGGCAGGGCGAGGTGGGGAAGCCGTCGCGCGCCGCGGCCCGCCGGTGCAGGAGGGGCGGATGAAGGTAGCCCTGATCGTGCTCTGGACCCTCGCGGCGGGGGTCGGCCTGTTCCTGATGGTGCGCGCCCGGATCATCCGTGCGACCGAGGCGCTGACGCGGGAGGCCGAGCGCGAGCGGATCGGCGCGCCGCCCGCGAACGGGGGCGAACCGGACCGTCCCGGCGGAGCCTGACCGGCTCGCCGGCGGGGAGGGCGGCGTGAGCAAGCCGACGCGCCGCATCGCCCGCCGCCGCCGCGAGGCCTTGGCCCGCAATCATCCTCCGGCCGACCGGGCCGACGAGATCCGGCGGCGCCGCCGCCGGCGGGTCCGGCCCGTCCGGATCGTGCTCGCGGCCGACCGGGTCTGGATGGTCGCCGAGACCAAGGCCCGTTGGGCCGCCCGCGCCGCCCGCGACCTCGAGGCCGCCGGCATCGCCACCTTCGATCCGCGGGAGGAGGTCGAGCTGACCTCTCCGACCGGCCGGCGTCGCACCGCCCGGGTGCCGCTCCTGCACCGCATGCTGTTCGTGGGCCTGCGCGACGACGCCGACCTCGCGCGGGTCGAGGCCCATCCCGGCATCGACCGGATCCTGTTCCGCGACGGCCGCGCCGTCATCATCGCCGCCGGCGTGCTCCAGGGCTTCGCCGACGCGATCACCGGATATGGCGGGCATCGTGGCATCCCCGGGGGCGAGGATGCCGGCCACGCGGAGGCGGTGAGGGCGGTCCTGTTCGCTCTCGGCGACGGCGTGCGGGTGATCGGCGGGCCGCTCGCGGCCCTGTCCGGCACGGTCGAGGGCGTCGATCCGGCCCGCCGGCGCTACCGGGTCGCCCTGTCGCTGTTCGGGCGCGAGACCCCGGTGGTGCTCGACGAGGACCAGCTCGCACGGGACTGATCCGTTAAAAAAATCGCGCCCCGCCGAAGAGAACATTTGACGAACATCGGCGGGGCGGGTACAAGGATCCCAGGTTATCCAGGTCTGCGGCCTGCCCTTCGAGGAAGTGGCCGCTCGACTGCCCCGCGACGCGGGGATGTGTCCCTGGACCCGGCCCACGGCATCACCGAGGCGAAGGGCGGCTCGTCTCCGCGGGCCCCCCGCCACGGATCGGCCGCGCCTTCCCACGTCCCGAAGATCCCGACCTCCCGAAGAGGCGATATGGCCAAGAAGCAGTCGTCCCGCCGAGTCATCGACTGGGCGGGCATCGCCGCGGCCTACCGGGCCGAGCCGGGGGCCGGGCCCGCCATCGCGCGCCGGTTCGGCATCAGCCCGTCGACCCTGCGGCGCCGGGCCCGGGCGGAAGGCTGGGCGCGCGACGCCCCGGCCCCCCTGGACATCCTCGACGCGGGCGACGTGCGCGGCGGACACCGCATCGTGGTGGCGCAGGGCGCGGCCCTGACGTTGCAGCTCCTCGACGACCTCCAGGCCGCGGCCGAGGAGCCCGGCCCGGAGGACGGCACCGAGGAGGGCGGGCTCGCCCGCGCGGCCATCCTGCAGAAACGCGTCGCGGCTTTGCGCGACCTCGCCGCCGCGGCGCGGCTGTGGATCGCGCTCGAGCGCCAGGCCTGGGACCTCGACGGCAAGGGGGAGGGCAAACAGCGTGACGACTGCCCGATCGCGGATCCCGAGGCCGCCTTCCGCCTCCTCGACGAGGGCCAGCGGGCCCAGCTCCGGGCCATCGCCGAGCGCCTGGCTGAGCGACCCGCCGGCCCTGCTGCGGGCGCTCGACCGGCTCGATAGCGAGGAGAGCCTGGCGGGCTTCGTGCGCCGGGCTTGGCCGGTGATCGAGCCGGGCGCGCCCTACATGCATGGCTGGCACATCGACGCAGTCAGCGCCCATCTCGAAGCCGTCACCGCCGGGGAGATCACACGGCTGCTGATCAACGTGCCGCCCGGCACGATGAAGAGCCTGCTCGCCGGGGTGTTCTGGCCGGCCTGGGAATGGGGCCCGAAGAACCGCCCGGCGCTCCGCACCGTCGCAGTCTCGCATACCGAGCGGCTGGCGCTCCGCGACAACCTGCGCACGAGGCGCCTGATCACCTCGCCCTGGTACCGGGACCTATGGGGCGAGCGGGTGCGCCTCACCCGCGACCAGAACCGTAAGGGCCGGTTCGAGACCACGGCGACGGGCTTGCGCGAGGCGGTCTCGGCCGGCTCGATCACCGGCTCGCGCGGCGACCGGGTGATCCTCGACGATCCGATCTCGGTCGACGGCGCCAATTCCGAGCGGGTGCGCGAGGGAATCGCGCAGTGGTTCCTGGAGGCGGTCCCGACCCGCCTCAACGACCCCGTCCGCTCGGCGATCGTGGTGATCATGCAAAGGCTGCACGAGCGCGACCTGTCGGGCGTGATCCTGGCGCGGAACCTCGGCTACGAGCACCTGATGCTGCCGATGGAGTTCGAGCCGGAGCGCGCCTGCGCCACCCGCATCGGCTTCCGCGATCCGCGCCGGGAGCCGGGCGAACTGCTGTTTCCCGCCCGCTTTCCGCGGGAAGCGGTGGAGCGCGACAAGGCCACGATGGGCGAGTACGCGGCGGCCGGCCAGTACCAGCAGCGGCCGGCCCCCCGGGAGGGCGGGCTGTTCAAGCGCGGCTGGTTCAGCCTGGTGCGGGCGGTGCCGGCGGGCTGCGCCACGGTGCGGGCCTGGGACCTCGCGGCAAGCGTGCCGCGCGGCGGGCGCGGGCCGGACTACACCGCCGGGGTCAAGCTCGCGCGCGGCGCAGACGGGCATCTCTACGTCGTCGACGTGCGCCGCGACCGGCTCTCGGCCGGCGGCGTCGAGCGGCTGATCCTGGCGACGGCCGCCGCGGACGGCCCGTCCTGCCGGATCTCGCTGCCGCAGGATCCCGGCCAGGCCGGCAAGGCGCAGGCCCAGTACCTCGTCTCGCGCCTCGCCGGCTACGACGTGCGGGCCAGCCCTGAGAGCGGCGACAAGGCGACCCGGGCCGCCCCGGTCTCGGCCCAGGCCGAGGCCGGCAACCTGCACCTCGTCGTCGGGCCCTGGAACGAGGCCCTCCTTGACGAGCTCTGCGCCTTCCCCAACGGCGCCTTCCTCGACCAGGTCGACGCCCTCTCGCGCGCCTTCGCGGCGCTCTCCCGGCCGGGATACGGCCTGCTCGGAGTCCTGTGATGTGGCTCGCCGACCGCCTCGCCAACCTCGTCTCCGGCCTCGGCGGCCCGCGGGACAAGAGCACCGGCAACCTGCACGTCCACGTGCCCCGGGCCCGGGCGGAACTGGATGCCGCCTACCGGGACAACTGGCTCGCCCGCAAGGTCGTCGACATCGTGCCGTTCGACATGCTGCGCGAGTGGCGCGCCTGGCAGGCCCCGCCCGACATCGCGGCGGCGCTCGCGGCGAGCGAGGAGCGTCTTGCCTTGCGCGACCGCCTGCTGCGGGCCTTGCGGCTCGCGCGGCTGCATGGCGGCGCCGCGCTGCTGATCGGCGACGGCGCGCCCGACCCGGCCCTGCCGCTCGATCCCGAGACGCTCGGGCAGGGGGGATTGCGCTACCTCCACGTCCTGCCCCGCGGCCGGATCCAGGCCGGCGGCATCGAGCGCGACCCGCTCTCGCCCTGGTTCGGGGAGCCCAAGGACTACACCATCGCGGGGGGCCAGGCGGTGCACCCGTCCCGGGTGGTGCGCCTCCTCGGCGCGGCCCTGCCGGACGACGCCGTCAGTGACGGGTGGGGCGACAGCGTGCTCCAGGCGCTGCTGGAGGCGATCGACCAGGCGACGGCGGCGTCCGCCCACATCGCCGCGATGCTGCCGGAAGCCAAGCAGGACGTGATCTCGGTGCCGGGCCTGTCGCAGCACCTGTCGACCGAGGACGGCACCGCTGCGCTCACCGAGCGCTTCGCCTACGCGGCCCGGATGAAGGGACTGTTCGGGATGCTGCTGCTCGAAGGCGACGGCCGCGCGCCGGAGGGCGAGCGCTACCAGCAGAAGCAGCTCGATTTCTCCGGCCTGCCGGAGGTGGCCCGCCTCTTCCTCCAGGTTGCGGCCGGCGCCGCCGACATCCCGGTGACGCGGCTGCTCGGCCAGTCGCCCGCCGGCCTCAACGCCACCGGCGAATCCGACATCCGCAACTACCACGACCATGTCGCGGCGCGGCAGAATGTCGAGCTCACCCCGGCCATCGCCCGGCTCGACCGGCTGCTGATCCGCGACGGCCTCGGCCGCTCCGACCCCGCCCTGCGCTACGCCTGGCGGCCGCTCGCCCAGGCGAGCGAGCGCGAGAGGGCGGAAATCGGCCGCCTCAAGGCCGAGACCGCCGCGATGCTCGCCCGCGAGGGCGTGGTGCCGGCGGAAGCCCTGTCCCGCGGCGTCGAGGGCTGGCTGTCGGCCGCCGACCTCTTCCCCGGCATCGCCGCGGCCTTCGGCCGGCCGGCGGGCTGAGCGACGTTCAACCCACTCCCGAGCAGGCCGACACGGTCACATCGCCGAGATGGGCGCGGGTTCTCTCCTCTCCCCGCGGGCGGGGAAAGGGCTCCGGCGACCTCGCCGTCGACGGAGCTAGCGAAGGCGAAGCTGGAGCGAGGGTGAGGTGCCGGAGGAGCCTCTCCCGGAGACACCCCCTCACCCTCGGCGACCGCCTCGCTGCGTTCCCTGAACGGGAACACAGCCCTCTCCCCGCCCGCGGGGAGAGGAGAGATGCGCACGACCCGGCGTGTGAACGGACGAACCCGCACGGGCAAGGCGCTTCCCACCTCCCACCACGAGACCCACCCCCATGCATCTCTTCGACAGGTTCAGCCTCGGCCCCGCGGCCGAGATCGCGGGCGCGCGCCCGCTCGGCAACGGCGCCCTGGTGGTGCAGGCCCGCGCCGCGCGGGCCGGCAACGTCCAGGTCTATCGCGGCGACGAGGTCGCGCGGCCGGACCTCGCGCAGGTCCGGATCTACCGCGACCCGGACGAGATCTTCCGGGCCGAGTCCTTGCGCAGCTTCGGCCACAAGCCGGTCACCCTCGATCATCCGCCCGAGGCGGTGACGCCGCGGACCTGGCGCGGGGTCGCCCGCGGCCATGTCGGCGACGAGGTGGTGCGCGACGGCGCCTTCGTCCGCATCCCGATGCTGCTCGCCGATTCCGCGGCGATCGCGGCGGTGCAGGGCGGGCGGCGCGAGGTCTCGGTCGGATATACCTGCGACCTCGACTGGACCCCCGGCACCGCCCCGGACGGCAGCCCCTACGACGCCCGCCAGACGAAGGTCGTCGTCGACCACGTCGCCATCGTGGCGCAGGGCCGCGCCGGGCCAGAATGCCGGATCGGCGATGCGGATCTGGGCCAGCGCCTCGCCAACGCGGAGCGGCGCGCGGAGGCCGCCGAGGCGGCCCTGGCCGAGCGCGAGGGCGAGGTCGCGGCGCTCCGCGCCCGGGTGCCGGACGCGACCGCCCTCGACGCGCTGGCGGCCGAGCGCGGCGCCCTGGTCGCCGACGCCCGCCGGATCCTCGGCGAGGCCTTCGACCCGACCGGCCTGACGCCCGAGGCGATCCGGCGTGCGGCGGTCGCCCGGGCGCTCGGCGAGGCGGAGGCCGCCGCGATGGCGCCTGCGGCGATCGAGGGCGCCTTCCGGGTCGTCGCCGCCGGACCGCCCCACGCCGTCCCACCCCACGCCCCGGATCCGCTGCGCGACGCCCTGCGGCACCGGTCCGTCGACGCCCTCACGCCCGAGGCGGCCCACGCCGCCATGGTCGAGACCCTCCGCAACGCCTGGAAACCCGCAGGAGCCCGCTGATGCCCCCCGTCCAGACCAGCTATCCCGGCCGGCCGGCCGCCGCCTACGAGGGCATGGCCGCCGACCAGAACCCGGCCACGGTCGTGAGCCGCACCGTCGAGACCGCGGAGGGGATCGGCTTCGGCCGCGCCGCCTTCCAGGGCGCCCGCGACGAGGGCATCGCCGCCGCCGGCGCGGTGTTCCGCGGCATCGTGCTGGCCGACCGCAACGCCCGGCCGAGCCCGAGCGGGGCCGACCTCTTCGCCAAGGGTGAGACCGCGGCCGTCATGACGTCCGGCGCCGTCTGGGTCGTGACGGCCTCGGCCGCGAGCGCCGGCAGCCCCGCCTACGTCACGCCCGCCGGCGCCCTCACGGCCGCCGCCTCCGGCAACGCCCCGATCGCGAACGCCCTGTTCGACACCTCGGCCCCCGCCGGCGGCCTCGTCCGCCTGCGCCTGAACTGACGAGAGCCCGGAAAGAGAGCCTTCGCATGACCCGCACTCTCCTCACCGACGCGCCCCGGGCGCTCGCCTTCCTGGTCAGCCAGCAGGCCTTCATCGAGCCGGCCGTCTACCGCGCCCAGTACCCGGCGATCCGCTATCCGCGCCTCGTGCCGGTCGACACCGCGGCGCCCGAATGGGTGCCGACCGTGACCTACTTCTCGGTCGACCGGGTCGGGCAGGCGACCTGGGTCCACGGCGCCGCCGCCGACGTGCCGAAGGTCGAGATGCTGCGCCGCCAGCACGAGACCGCCGTCGCCATGGCGGGGATCGGCTACGGCTACGACCTGGAGGAGCTCGGCAAGGCCCAGCTCCTCGGCATGGATCTCGACGCCGACAAGGCCGACGCGGCGCGGCTCGCCTCGGAGGAGTTCATCGACCAAGTCGCGCTCTTCGGCGACCCGGCGAAGGGCTTCTCCGGCCTCCTCAACCATCCGGGCGTGACGGTCGGCAGCGCCGCCGCGACCGGCACCAACGGCAGCACCGCCTGGGCCCAGAAGACGGCGGAGCAGATCCTCGCCGACGTCAACGGCCAGCTGATCGGCATCTTCACCGGCTCCAACACCGTCGAGATGGCCGACACGCTACTGCTGCCCTACGAGCAGATGCTCGGCATCGGCCTGCGCCGCCTCGACGGGATCAGCCCGCTCACCCTGCTCGACTGGATCCGGCGCCACAACGTCTACACCCTGGAGACCGGCCAGGAGCTGACGGTCTACGGCGTGCGGGCGCTCGAGACCGCCGGCACCGGCGGCACCGCCCGGATGGTCGCCTATCGCCGCGACCCCTCGGTCCTGAAGCTGTGGCTGCCGATGCCGTTCCGGTTCTTCCCGGCCTGGCAGACCGGCCCGTGGCGGTTCGAGGTGCCGGGCGCCTTCCGGCTCGGCGGCCTCGACATCCGCCGGCCCGCCGCCTGCCGCTACCTCGACGGCATCTAGGGGAGGGCGCGATGATGCGGGTGACGAACCACGCCGCCGGCCCCCGGCTGGTCTGGCCGAAGGGCGCTCGCGCCCCCCGGCTGCTGGTGCCCGGCGAGAGCGCGGTACTCGCGCTGCCCGACCGGCCCGACCCCTGCCTCGCCGCCTGGGCGGCGGCCGGCGAGGTGCGGATCGAGGCGGCGGGGCCCGACGGGGACCCGCCGCCGCAGGATCCGCCGCTCCGGCAGGATCCACGGCCCGAGCGCCGGCGCGGCCGCGAGCGGCCGCCCCTCAGGGGGGAGGCGTGAGATGGCGGACACGATCACGCCCGCCGCCTTCCGGGCCCGCTTCCCGGCCTTCGGGGGCAGCCCGGACGCCGCGATCGCGGGCGCACTCGCCGAGGCCGCCCCCCGGGTCGGCGCCTCCTGGCCCGACGCCGACGCGGCCCTCGGGCGGATGCTCCACGCCGCCCACACCCTGACCCTCGACGGGCAGGGCGGCGCGGAGGCCGAGCTCGCCCGGGCGGGCGCCCTCGACCTCAAGGCGTTGCGAAGCGGCACGCTCCACCTCGAGCGTCGCGACGCCCCTGGCGAGATCCTGCCCGGCACCCTGGGGCTCACCTCCTACGGGCGGCGCTTCCACGAGGTGATGCGCCGCAACAGTCTCGGCGTGGCGGTGGTGTGATGGGCCTCCTCGACGGCCTCGGCCGCCACCTCGGGGAGGCCTTCGCCCCCTTGTTCGACGAGGCGATCCTGCACCGGATCGGCCCGGACGGCCTCGCTTCGGACAATCCCGTCCGGGCCAGGCGCGACGGCGACCGGGAGGCCGCCGAGGAACCCGGCCTGCCGGGCCGCCTCGTGCGGATGACCGTCCTGACACCGGGCCTCCCTCCGAACCCCGACGACGAGATCACCCTGGCGGGGACCCGCCACCGCATCGTCGCGGTGGAGACCGACCCCGCCGGCAGCCACGCCCTCATCCAGGGGAGACCGCTGTGACGCGACATGCCGAGACCGGCCCGCTCCAGGCGCGGCTCACGCGCCTCGCCCGGGCCGGACGCGACGCCGCGCGGGCCCGCGCGCGGGAGACGGCGGACGCCCTCGCCGCCGAGATCGCGCAGGACCTGGCCGACGGACGCGCCGAGGCGGCGGAGACGCCCGACGGCGCCGTCGTCACCGTCGAGGCGCCGGGCCTGGCCGTGCGGGAATTCGGCACCGCGACGCAGGGCCCCCGTCCGGTGATCGGGCCCGCCCTCGCGCGCCTGCCGGGGAGGACGTGATGGCCGGGCTCGACCTGTCGCCCCAGCTCCTGCGGGCGGTGCGCGGCCGCCTCCTCGCCGATCCGGGTTTGCGCCCGCTCGTCGGCACCCGGGTGCGCGAGACGGTGAGCGCCCGGGAGGAATGGCCGTTCCTGCGCGTCGATCCGCCGGAGGTCGGCCCCTACGAGGCGCAAGGATGGCGCGGCTGCACCTGCCGCCTGACCGTCCACGCCTTCCTGCGCGGCGCCCGGGACCTGAGGCCGGTGCAGGACCTCCTTGCCGCGGTGGTGGGCGCCCTCGACGAGGCCGACCTGGCGCTGACCCGCGGCGAGCTTTTGTGGCTGTCGCACGAGCGCAGCCTGGTCCTGCCGGAGCCCCTCGGGCCCGGCTCCTGGCACGGCGTCGCCCGCTTCGGGGCGGTCGCCGCCGAAACCCTCTGATCACCACCGTCGGGAGCGCGTTCATGACCCAGCCCACCACCCTGCCGTTCTCGGCCATCGCCGTGAAGCTCGAGAGCCTGACCAAGGCCGGCACCTTCGAGGCGCCCTGCGGCCTGACCGAGCGGGCGGCGCAATTCACCAAGGAGACCAACAGCTCGGTCGTACCGGACTGCGCCAACGAGGATGTCGCCCCCTTCGTCGACCGGTTCGCCGTGTCGAAGTCGGTCGCGGTGTCCGGGAAGGGCGTGATGGCGCGCCAGAGCATCGCCCGCTGGCGCGCCGCCTTCGACTCCGACGCGCCGGTGAAGGCCCGCGTCGAGGTGAGCGGCGCCGGAGCGGACGGCGGCGGCGCCTGGGAGGGGCTGTTCCACCTCACCAGCTTCGAGGTCGGCGCCGTCCGGGGCGAGCGCTGTACCGTCTCGGTGGCTTTGCAATCGACCGGGGCGGTTCTCTTCACGGCGGCGGCGTGAGGCGGGCGATGAGCCGCGACGGCCATATCGACCTCGACCTCGACGGCGCGACCCGCCGCTTCCGCCTCGCCATCGGCGACCTCGAGGCGTTGCAGGAGGCGACGGGCGCGGGTCCCGCCGACCTGCTGCACCGCTTCCATGCCGGCCGGCGCTACCGGTTCCAGGACGTGCGCGACGTGCTGCGCCTCGGCCTGATCGGCGGCGGCTCCCCGGTGCCGCAAGCCCACGCGATCGCCCGGAGGCTCGACGGGATGCCCTGCATCCCGTTGATCGCCAAGGCCGCCCTGGTCCTGGCCGCAGGGCTCGAGGGCGCCGAGGACGAGCGGGTCGGCCGCCCGGCCGCCGCCGCGGGACCCGAAGGGCGGATCGCCTTCGCCGCCTTCTACGGCGCCGCCGCCGCCATGGGCCTGCCGGCCGCCGACCTGCGGGCGATGAGCCTGTGGCAGCTCGCCGCCTACATCGACGGCTTCAACCGCGCCCGCGACGCGGATGCCGCCGACGCCCCGACGCCGCAGGAGGAGGACGCGCTCTGGGCCTGGCTCCAAGGCCTTCCCCATCAGAGCGTGCCGGATGACGGATCGCCCGCATGACGACCGAGATCGAGCGCCTGGTGGTCTCCCTGGAGGCCCATGTCGAGGCCTACGAGCGCGAGCTGGCGCGGGCCGGGCCGATCGCCGAGCGGGCGATGGCGGAGGCCGAGCGCGCGGTCGAGGCCGGGGCAGGGCGCATCGCGGCCGCGATGGCGCGGGCCGGCGCCGAGGTGCGCGACGAGCTCGCCCGCATGGCCGCGCCGGAATCCCTGGGGCGGCTGCAGCGGGCGCTGGAGCAGGCGAGCGCGGTCCCGACCGGCGACGGCGCCTCCCTGCGGCGGGTGGACGACGCGGTCGGGAGCCTGACCGCGCGGCTCGGCGAAGCGGGCTCCGCCTCCCGCGAGGCGGTGGCGGGGTTCGAGGCGGTGACGAGCGCGGTCGGCGGCATCGCGGACAAGATCCCGGCCGCCGCCGACCTCGTCGCCGATCTCGGCCGGCGGGTGAAGGCAGCCTCCGAGGAGAGCGCACGGGGGGGCGCGGCGATCCGCGCCCGCATCGCCGACGCCTTCGCGATCAGCGACGCCGCGCCCCGCGGCAGCCTCGCGCCGCCGGCCGGCCCCGTCCCCGCGCCAGCCGCCGCCGCCACCACCGCAGCCGTCACGGCTGCCGCCCCCACCGCCGAGCCCGCATGGTCGCCTCCCCGGCCGCCGCCGCGGCCCGCCAAGGCGGCGGAGCCGGAGGACGACGCGTTTCGCGGCGAGGTCGCCCGCCTCACCCGGCGCACCGGCCTCCTCACGATCGAGGCCGGCGCGGTCGGCCGGGAGGAGGGCGCCGCCGCCAAGGCCGAGGCGGCGTTCCGCCTGCTGGAGGCGGCCAAGAAGGCCGACCTCTCGGTGACGCCGGCTTTGCGCGAGGAGGTCGACCGGGTGGCGGAGGCCTATGGCGCCGCGACCGCGCAGGTGGAGCGGGCGGAAGCCGCCCAGCGCGCCGCCCAATCCGCCTCGCGCGAACTCGGTTCGGCGCTCGCCGACAGCTTCAAGGGCGCGATCCTGCACGGCGAGCGCCTGACCACCGTCGTCGCCCGGCTCGCCACCACGCTCGCGAGCCGGGGCCTCGACCGGGCCTTCGACGGCCTGTTCGGCCGCGGCAGCCCCGGAAGCGACCTGATCGGCGATGCGATCGGGTCGCTCGGCCTGACCCCGAACCCGACCGGCCGCGCCGCCGGCGGGCCGGTCACCCCGGGCGTCGCCTACACGGTCGGCGAGAGCGGGCGCGAGACCTTCGTGCCGCTCCAGCCCGGCCGCATCCTGCCGGCGACGCACGGTGTCGCGCCGCAGGCGGCCGCCCCGACCGTCCAGGTCTCGGTGTCGATCGCCACCGTGGACGCCCCGAGCTTCCACCGCGCGGAGGCGCAGGTCAGCGCCGCCCTCGCCCGGGCGGTGCAGCGCGGCCTGAGGGGCCTGTGAGAACCAAGCCGGTGAGCAGAGGAGCCCGCGAGCCATGCCGAGCCCCTTCCACGAGGTGCGCTTTCCCCTCGCCCTGTCCTACGGATCCCGCGGCGGGCCGGAGCGGCGCACCGAGATCGTCCCCCTCGGATCCGGCGACGAGGAGCGCAACAGCCTCTGGCGCCACTCCCGCCGCAGCTACGATGCGGGACGGGCCCTGCGCTCCGCCGAGGACGTCGCTGTGCTGATCGCCTTCTTCGAGGAGCGCCGCGGCCCGCTCTACGGCTTTCGCTGGCGCGACACCTTCGACCACAGCTCCGCCGCCCCCGGCCAGGCGATCGCGCCCACCGACCAGCGCCTCGGCACCGGCGACGGGACCAGCCGGGTGTTCCCGCTCGCCAAGACCTACGGCGCGGCCTTCGCGCCCTATGCCCGGCCGATCACCAAGCCGGTCGCCGGTTCGGTCGTGGTCGCGGTCGGCGGCGTGGCCCTCGCGGCCTCCGCCTTCGCGCTCGATGCCACAACCGGCCTCGTCACCCTCAAGGCCGCGCCCGCCTCCGGCGCGGTGGTGACGGCAGGCTTCCTGTTCGACGTGCCGGTGCGCTTCGCCACCGACCGTCTCGCGATCGACCACCAGGCCCTGCGCGCCGGCGTGGTGGCCGACATCCCGGTCATCGAGATCCGGCGGTGAGCCCATGAAGACGCTATCGCCTGCCCTCGCCGCGCGCCTCGCGAGCGGGGTCACCACCCTGTGCCATTGCTGGATCGTCACCCGCACCGACGGCCTGCGCCTCGGCTTCACCGACCATGACCTCGACGTGGTGGTCGACGGCGTGACGTGCTCGGCCGAGAGCGGCGCCACTGGCACCGCCCTCGAACAGGGCACCGGCCTCTCGGCCGACAGCCTGGAGATCGTCGGCGCCCTCACCAGCGGGCGCCTGGCGGAGGCCGAGCTGGCGCGCGGCCTGTTCGACGGCGCCACGGTCGCGGTCTGGCGGGTCGACTGGTCGAGCCCGGCCGACCGCCTCCTCGTCCTCTCCGGCACCATAGGCGAAGTCTCGCGCGGGCCCTCCGCCTTCACGGCCGAAGTCCGCGGCCTCGCCGATCGCCTGAACCAACCCCTGGGCCGGGTCTACCAGCGGACCTGCGACGCGCTCTTGGGCGATAGCCGCTGCCGGGTCGACGCCACCGCCGCCGCGATCCGCGGCGCCGGGACGGTCGCGACGGTGGGGAGCGCCCGCGGCGTCACCGCCTCCGGCCTCGCTGGCTACGCCGCCCGGTGGTTCGAGGCCGGCCGGCTGGTCTGGACCTCCGGGGCGAATGCCGGCGCGGCGGTCGAGGTGCGGGCGCACGGCCGCGCCGGCGGCCTCGCCACCCTCGACCTGTGGGAGCCGATGCCGGCGCCGATCGCGCCTGGCGACGCGTTCCAGGTCACCGCCGGGTGCGACAAGTCCCTGGCGAGCTGCCGGGACAAGTTCGCCAACGTCGTCAACTTCCGCGGCTTCCCGGACTTGCCGGGCAACGATTACGCCGTGGCCTACGCGGAGCAGGGGGCAGACAATGACGGAGGCCGCCGCGGCTGACACTCGCGCGCGTGTCGTCGCGCTGGCGCGCACGTGGCTCGGCACGCCCTACCATCACCAGGCCAGCCTGCGGGGCGCCGGCGCCGATTGCCTCGGCCTGCTGCGGGGCGTCTATGCCGAGCTGTACGGGGCCGAGCCGGAGGCGCCGCCGCCCTACACGCCGAGCTGGGCCGAGGACCGGGGCCAGGAGACGTTGCGGGATGCCGCCGCCCGCCACCTGGTCGCGCTCGCGCCGGCCGCGGCCGAGCCCGGCGACGTGCTGCTGTTCCGCTGGCGCGACCGGCTGCCGGCCAAGCATTGCGGGATCCTCGTCGCCCCCTCGGTGATGATCCACGCCTATGACGGTCACGCCGTGATGGAGACCTGGATCCCGCCGGCCTGGTCCCGGCGCATCGCCTACGCCTTCCGGTTCCCCGCACCCTCGCAGACCCCATCGCCGGAGCCCCCGACGTGAGCACGCTCGTCCTGTCCTATGCCGGCCGGGCGGCCGGCACCGCCTTCGGTGGGCCGATCGGCGGCGCGCTCGGCCAGATCGTCGGCGCCGCCGGCGGCGGCTTGATCGACCGCGCCCTGTTCGGCTCGCGCCCCAAGCCGCAGGTCAACCTCGGCCCGCGCCTGTCGGACCTGCACGTCACCGCCTCGACCGAAGGGGCGGCCCTCGCCCGCGTGTTCGGCCGCGTCCGCATCGGCGGGCAGATCATCTGGGCCACCAAGCTCAAGGAGACCCAGAAGGTCGAGAAGGTGAAGTCCCCCGGCGGCAAGAGCGGCGGCGGGCAGAAACAGTTCAACGTCACCTATCTCTACAGCGTCAGCGTGGCGATTGCCCTGTGCGAGGGCCCGATCGTCGCGGTGGGGCAGGTCTACGCCGACGGCAAGCCGATCAGCCTCGCGGCCTACGGCGCGCGGGTCTATCTCGGCGACGAGGCGCAGGGGCCCGACCCGAAGATCGCCGCGATCGAAGGGGCGGCCAACGCCCCGGCCTATCGCGGCCTGGCCTACCTCGTGTTCGAGGATCTGCCGCTCGCCGGCTTCGGCAACCGGGTGCCGGTCATCACCGCGGAGGTGATCCGGCGCGCCCCCAACGCCTCCGGCCGGCCGCGTCTCGAGGAGCTGGTCACCGCCGTGACGATGATCCCGAGCATGGGCGAGTTCACCTATGCCACGGTGCCGGTCAACGCCTCGACCTTCGGCGGGATCACCGGGCAGAACACGGTGTCGGGCGGGGTCGACGCGCTGAAGGCGCTCGATCAGCTCGCCGCGGAGGCGCCGCGCTGCCGGCACGTCTCCCTGGTGGTCGCCTGGCACGGCACCGACTTGCGGCTGGGCGCCTGCCGCATCGTCCCGAAGGTCGAGACGGCGAGCAAGACCACGTCGCCGGACTGGCTGGCGGGCGGGATCGCCCGGGCGGTGGCGGCCATCGTCAGCCGCACCGGGCTCGGCGTGCCGTTGCTCGGCGGGGCGCCGGCCGACCTGTCGGTGGTGCAGCTCATCGGGGCGCTCAAAAGCCGGGGCTACGCCGTCACGCTCTACCCGTTCGTGATGATGGACATCGCCCCCGGCAACGGCCTGCCGGACCCCTATGGCGGGGCGGAGCAGGCGGCGTTCCCCTGGCGCGGGCGCGTGACCTGCCATCCGGCGCCCGGCCGGCCCGGCACCGTCGACAAGACCGCCGCCGCGGCCGACCAGGTCGCGGCGTTCTTCGGCACGGTGGCGCCGGGGGACCTGGCGTGGAACGGCCGCACGGTCACCAGCGCCAAGGCGGAGTTCTCGTTCCGCCGCTTCATCCTGCACTGTGCGCGGCTCGCCGAGGCTGCGGGCGGGGTCGATACCTTCCTGATCGGCTCGGAGATGATCGGGCTCACCACCGTGCGCTCCAGCGCCTCGACCTTCCCGGCGGTGGCGCAGCTCGTGTCCCTGGCGGCCGACGCGCGGTCGATCCTGGGGAGCGCCACGAAGCTCGGCTACTCGGCCGACTGGACGGAATACGCCAACCATCGCCCGGCGGATGGGACGGGCGACGTGTATTTCCACCTGGATCCCTTGTGGTCGAATGTGAATATCGACTTCGTCGGGATCGACAACTACATGCCGCTCGCCGATTGGCGCGACGGGTTCGACCACCTCGACGCGAAAGCCGGCGCGTCCTCGCCCTATGACCCGGGCTATCTCACCGGCAACGTCGCGGCCGGCGAGCTGTTCGACTGGTACTATCCGACGCAGGCCGATCGCGACGCGCAGGCCCGGACGCCGATCGCCGACACGGCTTACGGCGAGCATTGGGTGTTCCGCCTCAAGGATCTGCGCGCCTGGTGGGCGAACCCGCATCGCGACCGGCCGGGCGGGGTGCGCCAGGACAGCGCAACGGGTTGGGTGCCGCAGGGCAAGCCGGTCCGGTTCATCGAGCTCGGCTGCCCGGCCGTCGACAAGGGCATGAACCAACCCAACGTCTTCGTGGATCCGAAGTCGTCGGAAAGCGTCCTGCCGTACTACTCGAACGGCCGGCGCGATCCGGCGGCGCAACGGGCCTACCTGGAAGCCGCCCTGGCCTATTGGCAGGGGACCGCCGGCAACCCGGTCTCGGCCGTCTATGGCGGCCGGATGGTCGATCCGGAGCGGCTGTTCGTCTGGACGTGGGATGCCCGGCCCTATCCGGACTTCCCGCGCCAGGCGGCGGTGTGGAGCGACGGACCGAACTACCGGCTCGGCCACTGGATCAACGGGCGCCTCGGCCTGTCGCCGATCGCCGACGTGGTGGCGGAGCTGTGCGGGGGCTTGAGCGTGCCGGTGGATGTCGGCCAGCTCTACGGCGTGGTGGAGGGCTACGCCGTCACCGAGGTGCAGACGCCGCGCGCCAGCCTCGAACCGCTGCGCACGTGCTTCTTCTTCGACGCGGCGGAGTCGGCCGGGCGCCTGGTCTTCGCGCCGCTGGCGCGGGCGCCGGCGCTCCAGCTCACTGCCGACGATCTGGTGGCGCGGGATGGGGCCGGCGGGGACTACCGGCGCATCCGGGGCGAGGAGACGGCGCTGCCGGGGGTGGTGGCGCTGACCTACATCGATCCGCACCGGGGCTACCAGTCGGCATCGGTCGAGGCGCGGCGCTCCAACGGGCGGGCCAATTCGGTGCAGCGGGTGACGGTGCCGCTCTGCCTGGACGAGGGAACGGCGCGGGGCATCGCGCAGGCCTTGCTCTATCAGGGCGTGGTCGAGCGGGAGCAGGTCGGGGCCACCCTGCCGCCGTCCTGCCTCGCCCTGGACGCGGGCGATGTCGTCACCCTCTCCCTCGCCGGGGCCGCCACCGATTACCGGCTGACCCGCCTCGGTCTCGAAGCGGGCCGGCCGGCGAGCGGCATCCGCACGGATCCGGCGGTGTTCGCCTACCGGGACGGCACCGCGACGCCGCGGCCGGCCGAGCCGCCGGCGACGGCGGGGGTCGCGCTGTTCCACGTCCTCGACCTGCCGCTCCTGCGCCCGGATGCGGTGCCGCACGCGCCGTACCTCGCCGCCTACACGGCGCCGTGGTCGCCGGTGGCGGTGCTGCGCTCGACCGCCGGCGGGGCGTTCGAGGACGACGCCACGGTGGGCGCCCGGTCGATCATCGGGCGGCTGACCGAGGCGCTGTATCCGGGCCCGGTCGCCCGGTGGGACCGGGGGAACAGCGTCGATGTCGAGGTGCCGCGCGGGGTCGAGCTGACCTCCTCACCCGAGGTCGACGTGCTGAACGGGGCCAACGTCGCGGCCCTGCTGACGCCGTCGGGGGAGTGGGAGGTGCTGCAATGGGCGCAAGCCACGCTGCTGGCGCCCGGGCGCTACCGGCTCCGCACGCTGCTGCGCGGCCAGCTCGGGACGGACTTCGCCCTGGGCAACCCGACTCCGGCCGGAGCGGCGTTCGTGGTGCTGACGGATGCCCTGGTGCAGTCGGGGATGCCCCTGTCCCTGCGCACCCTGCCGCTCGCCTGGCGCTGGGGGCCGCTCGGCCGGCCGCAGGATGACCCGTCCTATGCCGGCGCCACCCTGGCGTTCCGGGGCGTGGGCCTGCGCCCCTACGCGCCGGCGCAGGCCCGGATGGTGCGGGCGGCGTCGGGCGACCTGGTGCTGACGTGGATCCGGCGCACCCGGATCGACGGCGACCCGTGGGAACAGCTCGAGGTGCCCTTGGCCGAGGAAACCGAGGCCTACGCCCTCGACGTGCTCTCCGGCGCCACCGTTCTCCGGACGTTCGACCTGTCGGCACCGTCCCTCACTTACGAAGCCGCCCACCAGGCGGCCGATTTCGGCGGGCCGGTCACCAGCCTGTCCGTCGCCATCCACCAAGTCTCGGCAACCTACGGCCGCGGCGCGGCCCTGAGGGCGACCCTGTATGCCTGACGCAGCCACCGCAAACTTGGCCCTGCCGCTGCTCCAGGCGGCGCAGGCGCAGAAGCACGTGACCCACAACGAGGCGTTGGTCGCCCTCGACACGCTGGTGCAGCTCGCGGTCCTCGACAAGGACCTGACGGCGCCGCCCGCCAGCCCGGCCGAGGGCGACCGCTACCTGATCGCCGGCGCCTCTCCCACCGGGGCGTGGTCGGGATGGGCCGGCCGGGTGGTGCGCTACCAGGACGGGGCGTGGCGCTCCTTCGTGCCGCGCGCCGGCTGGCTCGCCTTCGTGGCGGATGAGGCCGACCTGTACACCTATACAGGTGTGGCGTGGGCCTCGTTCCGCTCCACCCTGACGGCGCTCCAGAACCTCACCCGCCTCGGCCTCGGCACCACCGCCGACGCCACCAACCCGTTCGCCGCCAAGCTGAACAAGGCGCTCTGGACCGCGCTTGCCACCAGCGAGGGCGGGACCGGGGACCTGCGCTACACCCTGAACAAGGAAGCTGCCGGCAACGTGCTGTCGCTGCTGTTCCAGTCCGGGTTCTCCGGCCGGGCCGAACTCGGGCTCACCGGCGACGACGACGTGCGCCTGAAGGTCTCGGCCGACGGGAGCACCTGGCGCGAGGCC